GCCATGTGATATTCCACCATTTAGGGTATATTTAGCAGTATCTTGATTAAAATCAATAACTGTATATCCTAAAAACGTGGAACCGATAATGGACATGTTGAGGTATTGATCTTCAATGAACGCAACATATTCAATATCATTAAGAATATATGAGCTAGACTGAATAGTTGATAAAAATTCAGATAGCTTGGGATATGTAATTTTGTTATTATTATTATCCTTATAAACGATTTTACCGGCGTCTGTGACTTCGGAAAACACATAATTGGTATTATTAACTCTGAATGACAAGGCATGAAGAGCAGATCTAATATCTGTCAACTCCGACACAGGAGTTGGAGATGGCAAGATATTAGGATCGTAGTAATAATACTCTAGAAATTTCTCAGCAGTAGCATGTGTGAAATTTCCAGATCGTGGATTCCCTAATGTGTCTTTAAAAGCTAAAGTTACATGAGTGGAATTAATGTCTGTAATCAAAACATATGTACCAATAGGGACTAATCCTTGAGAAGCTGTCGACAGAAAAGTCTGTCCTTTGATAGGGTTAGTAGAGGCATTTGCCCAATCGCCTAGAACAAAGCAATACGTTGCTAGTTCATCAACTTTTGGTGAATAACCTGAGTCTACAATTTCTACAGATGGCACTCCGACCATCATACCAAAGGTAAAATCATCGCCTGCAGCTTCACGAATTTTAATCGTAAATCTATCAGTTACATTGTGTGGATTAACATCACAATAAAGATAAGGTCTAGGATTTTCAACAAGAGGCAATTCATCAGTAATAAGCGAAAAGTTAGCAGTTCTTTTATAAGGAACTGTAACTTGTAACACATTATTCATGGAACCGTCTTGAGAATGTTCAAATACTGAATTAGTATAAACTTCTTGAGACCTAAAAGCAGGATTGTCTTCGAATTGTGTTACCTCATTAATTGGCAAAATAGAATATTCTTCTGTTGTTGCTGCTTTAATGCGGTAAGGTCGACTCGAAACCATATTATTAGCTTCGATATGATATCTACGTGAACCAATGAAACCTCTATACATAAAAGAAAGAAGTCTCATTTGTGACGTGGCAGCCATACCGTTGCGTTCTGGGGACCTAATCCAATCTTGTGGATTTGTCAAAACTAAATTTGGTGTTGGTACGGCATTAAAATCAGCCATATCCAAAAACCAACCATTTGGCGAAATGCTAGGTTGAATTCTATCACCAGTATCTCGTGTACGGTAATAGGTCAAATCTGTAAATCGTCTGGTTAGTTGTCTTAAATTGATGTACTCCTCTCCGAAAACACGCTGTCCGACATTGGTGTCGACGCGTTTAGTTGGAGAGGCGTCTCCAATAATAGAACCAAAAGAAGTTTTACGAGGGTCTATAATCTCTTCAGTTTCTTCTTGATCGAAAGTGTGAGCATAAATCGTTTTATCACGTTTATCTTGATATGGTACTCTTGTTGGCATAGTATTTGGTGTAATATAACCAGATACTGGGTCAAAGAATTTCATATCTTCACCACAACCGGTACTAACATGAAACTGAACAGTTTTAGAAACTGTGGAAGCCCTAACTAGTGGGTTTTCTATAGTAACTACGATCCAACCATTATGACATTTAGCTCTGTAAGTGACATCATCAGCTAAATCTTTTGCTCCCATGCAACCAACTTTGACAGGCAAAACAGCTCTGTTTTGTTGGAATGGCACAGAAATAGCAAAAGATGAATTTTCCTTCTTAAATTCAACAACTTGTGAAAATGAAGAAGGAAATTGAGAAATGTCCTTTACAAGGCTATCTGTAATTTCCATAATGTTTGAACCTGGGATATAAGTAAATCTTAAACGAAGGGAGTGCAAATCTGTCTTGGTAATTTCAAAGGCATAATTCATAGTACCAGCCCAAAATTTATGTTGAGCTGCTACATATCCCAAGTTAGTAATTTGATAGGATGTAGTAAGATTCGTTGTGGCGGAACACATAGCGGGTGTGACTGGTAAAGCACACACAAGAGTTCCAGCATCATCATCAATATCGATCGAGTACCGCTCGACGAATTGGGGAACTGAGCCAATATAGCCAATATCCATTTCATCTGAAGCAGTACCAAATCGCGTCATATCTGTAATTCTGTTATCAGGTAACATACCTAATTTCACAGAATTGGTAAGTCCGTCGGCATTCGTATAACGAGCAGCCGGCAGATTTTCATAGAGAGACGATGATGCCAACGAGTCTTCCTTATTAAATCCGAAAGTAGCTGCGACTCCACCAACGATGCGGGAAGCCCAAGCGACAACACCAGCAACCTCACCGATAATAGGTACAGGTTCCAGCGCCGAGGCGACTGAATTGACAACCGCAGCCGGACCAGAAATGATTCCAGCAGCTGACTTTTTGTTTTCTTCAGCTGACGGCCCTTCGTTAGTGTGCGCTTTGCAGCCTCGTACTGGTGTAGAGCAACATCGCAATAGAGTTGCAACACTCTTGAGGATGTTATCATTGCAGCAACGTCGGCGGCGATTGCGTCTACGCGGGCGCGGTCGTGCTCTTTCGGACTCATCATCCGCTTCATGATCAATCTCATCATACGGTGTGCCATTAGAATGTGCACTGAACGGGGACGGAAAATATCGTTCAGACAGAGGCTTATCTGTCGGACCATAAAGTTCTATATTAGACATTTTGATCTGTACTTTAACATCTAAAGAAGTATTAGATTCATCTGAAATTGTATCAAGTGAACCAAATACTACCAAATGTAAATTACCTAAATCAAATTTTCCGTCTACGAGATCAATAGCATCTAGTGGCGCTCGGTATGGAATATGAAATTGACATGGAGCACCTGTGGCAATGTCCCATTTGACACCTGGGAAACCGGTGGCTCGAGTAAGGTTAACACCTTTAAAACCTCGTCTACCAACATCGTTTCCCAGAGGATCAAACATGACCCACAGTTTACCTTGGTGAAAGGCAGAAGGATTTACTGTTAACAAAACATCAAAATCTGCTCGTAAATAAGTGTACCTGGTCAGTTTATCTCTTAAGTTTTGTGATCTAATGAATAAGTCATCAGGTAAAACATAAGAGCGTAAAATCTCACCAGGTCCTTGAGAAGAAGACCAAGTAGCTTTAGGCATAATTACGTATCTCCCCAAAATATCATCAATTCGATGTGAATTTGGCGATAAACGCGTTACAGTCCTAGAGGTATTGTCTTCTGATCTCATAATTGGGGCAGAATCATTGGTGTAAGTGATAACATCTGAAGTAATTTTATTATTATTAGAACTCATAGCGAGAAATCGGATTCGTACTGAGAGTCTTCTCAATCTAACAGTATATAGCTTATCTAATAAATGGATGTTTACGAATATATATCTAGGGTTAGACTACTATAAGCGTGTAGTCGTTTGGCTACCATTTCCCATAGGATATATATAAGGTACAATTTAATATGGTTTGTACTCACTGGCGCGAATAATTTCACGTTGATCCCAGTAATTACCATTAAGAGTAGCTCCAATACCACAATAGACTTCGTCCAATTCATTTCTTAATTTTAAGTAGAATGATTCGAAAAAGTCTTGGTCATGGAGAGAAGCTTCACGGAGGGCATTTTTAGCATTGACAATAGTTTGTTGAGGGACATTGTTTTTGTCTCTAACATAATCTGTCATACCAAAAATGGTCTCTGTGTCAATAGGGGCTGTGATATAACCAGTACGTGGACATTTTCTGAATTTTCGCTTCAAGAAATTCAATTCGTCAATATTTCTGAATGGAACCATTTGCGATGCATCTTGTTTCATTTCATCAGTATATTCGAATCCGAAAATAGGCATTAAAGCACCTACAATTTCTTGATTAAAAACATTAGAAAATTGTTCATGAACGGCGGTTAAACTGTCATCTCCATAAGAAATATGTACAACAAATTCATTGAAGGATTCTGAATTAGCATATTCATCTAAACCAGCATTCTTCATAGCTCTGTTCCAACATAATCTCATGGCAGTATTATTGACAATGCAATTGATAAGTGTGGTCAATGGGTTACCCGAAGGCATTCCTTTAACCCAAGTGAGGATGTCGTTTTCATTCACATGGACGGAATTTATAATTTCCAACCATAACATTTCACGTACATTATTTTCTTCAGGTGTGGCGAGAGGATAAAAATATTTATTAATAAGTCTCATCATACGTGAATTCAAAATATAGTTATGTGAAGAATCAAACGCTCCAAAATCACCAGCAAACACTTGATTGGGGCCAAATTTTACAACTGTATTATATAATTTGTCCCAATCTTCGTTGTAGCAATTAATGCCAACACCAAAACCATTGTCAACACGTCCTTCCATTGTAGTGGCGGCAAAACCAGCGGTGTATTTACGCATTAAGATTAAATAACAAACATCGGCAGAACAATTGAACATACGAGTCTTTCCAATATCGACTTTAGCGAATGGACGGGTTTCATCTTTCAATTGATCTTCCCATAAGTGATTTAATCTTTCTTTACGAGCAAATTTAGCAAGTGCATCTTTCTCATATTCTTCGTAAATATCAACCCATTTGGTTTTGTCAGAATCGAAAGCCTTGAGATCAGATTCAGTCATAAATTTACATAGAGTTTTAAAACATCTATTGTTTATTTTGACTGCTTCGATATCAACTCCATCTTCCTCTGCAATGCGGCGTTTAATAGCCATCAACTGTTCATGTGGTAAAGCCAAAAATTTTTCGCGACCCAAATGACCAGATGATGAAGAACTTTCAATAGCATTAATGTACTCTTCAGTTAAAACACCAAGAATTGCTTCCTCGGTAGTGAGGACACGATCTCGTGTTTTATTGTAGCTAGAAGCAGAGAAAGCAACAGCTCCTTCGACAGCAACTTCGGCTTCATACCGATCAATAAATGTGTTTGGTGTAAAATATTTCCTCTCAGCATTTCTGCGTGGATTAATTTTATCACCATCTGCATTTTTGAATGTAGTCAAATGAGCTGGTTTCTTGGATACTTCGTGCATTTTGTTATAAAGTCCACTAGGTACAATAGCAGTGTTCTTGGCACCAATCACAGCTTTAGGAATAGTACCTTCAAAGGTAACTTCTCCTCCTGCTCCAGTGTAAAATTCTGAAGCAACACCAGGTTTGATGTCAAGACAATTGAATTGTACTTGTTGTCCCAAATGGAATTCGGCTTCATCAATATCTTGCTTGGTAAATTTAGTAACAACTCCGATTTCTTGGTTTCCAC